GGAGTCGATCCGCAGCGCGCCGAGACGGGCGTAATAGACATAGCCTGTCGCCAGCGCGGGCGGGGTCGGCGCGGCTGCGGCGGTGAGCGTGGCGCTGACCGTGCCGTCGGCCTTGCCGATCGCCCACACCTGCAGCCAGCGCGACGTGCCGGGCCCGCCGGTGTCCATGCAGGCCGGGCCGGTCGAGCAAGCCGTCGAGACGGACAGGCTCAGGCTGCGAAAGGTCTTGGTGCCGGTCGAGCCGTCCCACAGCGTCAGGGCGTCGGCCGACACTGTCGCCGCGGTGTCGCTGGTGACGGTGATCTTGAGGTTGCGAGCATAGCCATCGACGGGCGGCGTGATGGGCGAGCCCTGCGCCGTGAGCGGGCCGGTGATGCTGACCCCGCCCGCGCCTGGGAAACTGGTCGCGCCGGTCGAGCGCGTCACGCTCATGTAGGGGCCGAGAACCGTCGTGCCATTGTCGGCATAGGCATTCAGTTCGAGATCGGAGCCGGCGTTGGAGCCGGATTCCGCATTGTTGCGGACAGCGAGGGTCCATCGCTTTGCGGCGTCGGTCTGGAATTGCAGCGTGCGCGCCGAGGCGGCCGGGCCCTTCACGCGCAACGTGGAGAGGATCTGCGCGCCATCAACGGCCGAGACGTCGAGCCAGTCGCCCGCGACAGCGCCGGAAACCTTGAGCCCTTTGAACTCTGGCGTCCCGGCATTGTCGAGCCCGAGCGCGGCGAGCACCTGCGCATAGGTCGCCGCAATCGGGCCGGAGCCGGTGTTGGCCAGGAAGGTATTGGCGGTCAGGTCGGGCACGCCTCCGGAGGAGACGTCGAACACGCTGGCGCTGTCGCAATAGAAAAGCCGGGCCTGCGAGGAGGATTGCGGCACGGTGACGGGGGCGCCGGACGCCGTCTTGAGTCTCAGCGCATAGGCGCCGCTGGTCTTGTTGAGGACCACCCACGATTTCGACCGCGCCGGGACGGTCACGGTCACATCGGCAACAAGCGTGCCGGTGAACGAAAGGACGGCCGAGCGCGCCTGATCGTCGGTCAGAGTGATCGAGCCGCCCGTGGTGCTGATCGCCGTAGAAGCAGCGATGGCGGTTTCGATCTTCTGCATGTTGTTGTTGGTCTGCACGCCCCAATCGTTCGCGTGCAGGCCCTGCCCCATGATGAGGAGTTGCAGGATCGACGACGAGCTATCGGACGTCTGCGCCGGCGCGGCGGCGGGCGTCAACGCCAGGAGCGCGGCAAGCGCGGCTCGGATCATCTTCATCATGACATGCTCCCTGCTGGATAGACATCGACCTGCATTCCGCTGACCGCCATGTCGTCCGACTGCTGCGCCGTCTTGAGGAGGGCGGCAAGCTGGTTGAACGCACGGTCGTAGCGGACTTGGTCGTTGAGGAAATCGGCGGCCTTGGCAACGCATGCGGGCCGCAGGATGTGCGGGTATCGCTTCGTCAGCCAGTTCGTCTTGTTGGTCGGCCCAAGCATGGCGGGCTGGAAGGCGCCGGAGATCCGCAGCGTTATATCGGCGTCTGGCGAAAGATCGAACTGCAGCTGCTCTCCGAACATCGCATAGGCGGTCGGGGCGGTGGATGTCTCCCACGTCCCGTCGGACTGTTTTGCGCGGCGGCGCTCGAGCGAAATCTGATCGAGCGCGGCAAGTTGGCCCTGAAACTGATCCCAAACGCCGGTGAGGTCCATCAGATCGTCGGGCAGATCGACCGCGATTGAGCCGCTGGTCACGGCAAGATCGCGGGTCGCATACATCGCGCGCAGGCGCACCATGTCATAGATGAGCGCCTGCGCTTCCTCAAGGATGTCGCTCAACGGCAGAAGGGCGTCAGAGAAGTTCACCCAATTCGCAATCGAACCGGGCGTGCCCTTCGGCGCGATGAGCGAGTCATAGTCCATCGGTCGAGCCGCCTTTAGACGCTCTTAACCTTGACCTGATCGGCCTCGATCTTGCCGTTGTCGACGAGGAACGCGACAGCCGCGCGCGCGTCGGTGGCAAGGAAATTGTGCTCCGCCGCCAGGGCGCCGCGCACCTTGGTAAACGGATACTGCTTCTCGGCCTTGGCCCATGCGATCAGATCGACATCATCCGAGCCGCCGCCCGTCGTCGCCACGCCGGACGCGACCGCATCGAGCGCCTTGGTGGCAAGATCGGGGTCGTTCGGATCGAGGCCGAGCTTCTTGAGGGCTTCCTTGCGCGCCTTCTCGGCGGCCTGGTCGGCCTTCGCGCGCGCCGCATCCTTCTGCAGGCGGGCTTCCAACTCGTCCGTGATGAGTTCCTTCACGACGTCGCCATTGACGTCGAAATGAAAGCCGCCCTGCTCGAAGTGGGCGTTTTCCCACGGCGGCGTGACGATACCGAAAGGCTTGGAACGGTCGAGCTTCGGGAAGGTGATTTCGAGTTCGGCCATGGCGGCGCAACTCCATATGTGGAAAGAGCCGGGCGACATGGCCGCCCGGCGGGTTCAAGCGATGCGCGGCCCGATCAGGGGCCGGGCTTCACCTTGGAACGGTTGCCGTCGTCGGCTTCCTGCTTCGCCGTGGCGCCGCCGAGCGAATGCGAGAGGTCGGAATGGCTTCCCTTCATCGGCTTGTCCTGAAAGCCCTTGTGGCCGAACGAGGACTTGTCGATGGTGGAATCCATCATGATCGTCTGGCCCGCGTGGGCCTTGGTCTTACCGCGCATGTCGGACATGTCCGCTGCTCCTCAGTAGATGATGTGCCCGATGTCGCGTTCGTCCCAGGGCACATCGGGACGCTCGCGGACCGGCTCGAAAGTTCCGAGACGTTCCTTGTTGAAAACCGAGCGCGGTTCGGCCCGGTCAATCACGGTGTAGCCCTGACGGGCCACATCGAGCGCGGAGGCGCCGGGCGACCGCGAGGGGTCGTCCGCCGCGTTGACGCGAGGCACGGGCCGGTGATCCGGTCCGCGCACGATCCCTTTGCGGTCGATCGGCATTGCGATCTCCTTTCAACGAGCGGTTAGAACCACTCGACTTCGATATGCACGTCGCCCACGCCGGCAAGGCCGGCGCCGGTCGGCGCCTTGAAAGTCACCGTCAGATCGCCGTCGGTCGCGGTGACGATGTTGGGCACCGCCAGGCCGACGATGCCGCCAGCGACATCGCGCGCGATCATAGCAGCGCCGGCCGCCGTCGTGCCACCGTCCACGTCGGCGTACTTGTTGGCCGTGACGCCATCGCCGACTTGGACCTTCGGCTTGGTCGTCGCGCCAGCGAACGTGGTCGTGGCGTGGATGTTGATCGAGCGAACGCGGCCCTTTGCGCCCTTGCGCGGGTTCTTGATGACGCGAACGGCGTCGCCGGCAGCGAAATTGACGCCGGTATAGCCGTAGGTCATGCGGATAGGCATGTCGTACATAGGAATCTCCGTCTCTGCCCCTATTCCAGCCGGGGGCGGCCGGGGCTACGGCTCGAAAGCCGCAGCCCTTATTGCGTGAGCGTCAGCCGATCAGGCGGCCGAGTCCCACATCAGGACGCGCGCGTTGGTCGCATCGGGGTGCACGAGGCCGAAGCCCCCGAGATAGTACCACGCGATGCCGCGGGAACGGCCATAGTCGCCGGGGATCTTGCCGCGAATTTCTTCGGGCAGAACGATCGCCTCGGTGACGGTGTCGCCGCCGAGCATGAAGCCCCACGAGGACAGACCGTTGTTCCATGCGTCGGCCACGTTCGCATAGGGATCGAACGTGGTGCTGTCGTTGGCGCCGCCCTTCGGAATGAACGTCTGCTCGACGAAGCGCGTGTTCTCGTATCGGCCGATCTCGCCCGCGAAGATGTCCGCGAGGCCGAGCGACGTATACTGCTTCACGCTCTCGAGTTGGTTCTTGAAGTTGCGGATCGTCGACGGGTGCGACACGAAAATGTAGTCGTCGCCGTCGAAGCCGGGGATGTTCGACTCCTTCATGTAGTCGGACATCGCCTTCACATGGCCCGTGCCGAACGCGACGTTGTTGGTCGTCGCGGTCGCGCCGTTGGTGGTCACGGTGACGGACGTCGTCGAGTTGCCGCCGGCCGGAGCCGCACGAAGCACAGTGTTCTTGAACTGCAGGAAGGCCTGGATGTCGAAGAACTTGCGCGCGTCGTTCTTGAGCGTCTTGTCGATGATCGCCGTAACGTCGTGCTTCGCCATGTCGGTCAGCTTGCCGGTGTAGGGCACGCTGTTGCCGGCTTCGGTCACGGTCAGCGAACGCTGGCCGATCGTGTAGTTGGACTCGGGCATGGGCTGGTTTTCGTCCAGCTGGCGGCCCTGAGTGCCGATGTCGGAGTACACGTCCCAATAGAACTTGTCGCCGCGATTCAGGCCCTTTTCAGCGCCGTCTTTCGCATCGCAAAGCTGGCGCATCTTCGTGAGAGGCTGCGCGCGAACGCGAAGATAATCCGACAGTTCGTCGGAGTACATGTAGCCGCCTTCGGAGGCGACGGCCCAAAGCTGGCCGGACATGGCCCTATCCTTCTAGGTGTCCGACCGAAACTGGCTTCTACGCGCGCGCTATCCTCGGTTCATCCGGTTCCCGAACGAGGCACGGATTTTGTCGGATGCCGAAGCACGGCGCGGCACGGGCTGCTGCCCGCTGATAGAAGTCGATTCCGGTCGCGGTTGCGCGATAAGCCCGCGCTTCGCCACGGTACGATCCGTGGGGGCGGGCGGCGGATTGTCGCGCGGAACTTCGCGTTGCGGCGTCGTCCCACCGAAGCGGGTCCGAACCGTGTTGGCGGCGGCCTCGAACAGTTCCGCCGGGGGGCGGACCTGCAACCCGTCAAGCATGGCGGCCTTGTAGGCGCGCAGAGCCAGATTCGGATTAGCCTTAAGTTGCGTGACCATTGAACTGGTGATGCCAGGGGCCTTCGCGGCGATCTCCTCGACGGCGAGGCTTGTCAAAGCGGTCTGATGAACGCCTTGCAAGAAATCGTCTTGAGAAATGTCCGCGCTGTTTAAGGCGAAGTCGTTGATTACAGAGGTGATCTCGGCGTCAATGCGAGCTTCACGGTCGGCGGCCGACATGCGCTGGAATTGACGGGTGGTGAGAATCTGCTGTGCATCAAGGGCTTCGTCGGAGTCCCCGAATTGAACCTTCTCTATCAACTGCTTGTCGCTCAGGCTATGTAGGCCCTGCGGCTGCAGCTGGTTGGATTGGTCCTCGGCTGATGGCTCATCTTCACCGGGCATGTGGCCCGGCTGCGTCCGTTGAGCCTGACGGATGCTTTTCGCTTCAACCTTGGCTCTTTCGACCTCGGATGAAGCATAGATATGCTTCTGCGCGAGGCGGACCAAGGAAAGATCGGAAAACCCTTCGGCCTCGCTCGGCTCGACTTCGGCATAGCGAAGGAGCTCGTCGCGGGACACGGTGAAGTTCTGATTGTTGACGCGCAACGTGTAGTTGCCGTCCGGCGTCCGCACAGTCGGTGGCGTGCGGCGTTCCTCTTGGCGCGGCGCCGGTTGACGCTGCTGCTGGCCTCCTTGCCCGCTTGTTTCGGCGCGGTGCGCGGCTTCTTCTTCCTCGAGGCGGCGCGCGGTTTCGTCGTCGGCGTCGCCTTCGACCGGAATCCCGGCCGGAATGTTGAACCGGTCGGCCGGCGCGGTGAAGCCGTCGGGATTGCGCGCGGCGCGCGCGGCGCGGGATCGGGCCGCGATCGCGTCGCGCGGATCGACGCGCAGCTTCGGCATTTCGGGTTCGGGCGCGGGCTCCGGCGTCGGGGTGGCGGCGCGGGATTCAATCGGGCTTGGCGCGACGGGTTCGCCGCTTTCGGTGAACTGCTGCTGGCCAGCCTGGCGCTCGCGGAACGCGGCAAGCCGCTCGTCGGCGCGCTCGACCACGGCGGCGGGGGTAGCGGAAGGCGTTGCTGGTGACGCAGTACCCGTCATGTGTCGTCAACCCCATCCTCATCGACAACCAAGGCCGCAATTTCTTCTTGCGTCATGGTGTCGAGATCGTGCCGAGCCGAATCACCTTCTCGGATCGCTTCGGCCATGAATGTAACCATTTCCCGAAACATTTTCACCTTGGCCTGTAGCGCGATGATCTGGCTGGTGTCGGTCGGCTCGACGTCGACCAAGTCCGCCAGCGCATCGGACGCGGCGCCCTTTGCCCGCGCCAGGATGATCTGCAGGGTGGAGGAGCCTTTCTGCTTCACGACCAGTTCGGCCGCGACCTGATCCGCCAGCGCGACGGACCGTTGCGCCAGCCGGAAAGCAATCGTCGCGTGCCTGCGGTTGTAATTCGACTCGTCGTCCTGCATGCCTTACTGCGCTCCCTGCGGCGGCCCTGCGATGGCGCGCTGCGCCGCGGCATGAGCCGCGCCGATCTGATCGCGCGCCACGTTCTGCTCGTGCGCCCGCTCCGACATGAAATGATCGTGCATGTGGTCGCGCGCCTGCCGGCCGGCTTCGTGATGGTTGTCCATGAAGGCGCGGCCGAGTTCGGCCAGCGCGCGCATGTGCTCCGTCTCGACGCGCGCGATCGTCTCGCGCTTCTTCTGATCGAGCGTCGCCATCTTCGCCGTGAAGTCGAGCTTCGTCTTTTCGCGCGTAGCTTCGACCTGAGCGGCTTTCGCCTGCGCATCGGCTGCGCCGGCCGCCGCGCCGGGCGGGCCCTGCGGCGGCATGGTGTCGATCATGTCGAGATTGTCGAAGAACCGTTCGCCGCCATCGGTGAAGCCGGAGGATCCGAAAATCGTATTCACGATCTCCTTCACCTTCGGCTTCGGCGCGGCGATCTGGCCGGACTGCACGAACGGCGCGAGCGCCTGCGTCGCCACTGTCCATGCCGCCTGGAACTTTTGCAGCTTCTCGTGCGGCAGGTTGGTGGCGCCGACGCCGAGCTTGATGGTCAGCGTCGTGTCCATGTTGAGCAATTCGTCGGTGATCTCGTCGAGCCCGAACCGCTCCCACAGCTTCGCCTTCTGGCCGCACAGCGCGAGAACGACCGCATCGTTCTCGTACATTTCCTCGAGCTTCATGATCTGCCACAAGACCGGCTCGGCCCATGTCTCGACCAGCACGTTGAGCTCGAAGTCCGCCATCGGGTTGACCGAGTTCGCCAGGAGGCGCATGCCGCCGACCGTCTCGTTCAGCTGCCGGTTCGAGTTGACAGACGAGGCGTCGAACACGCCTGCGAGGGAATCGAAGTCGGCCGTGAGGATGTTGTTCTCGACGAACGCGCTTTGCGGCAGGTCTGGCGGCGTCCAGTAATCGACATCGTTCACGTCGTTGACCTGCACGATGCGGTTTGGGCCGCGCGCCTGCACCTGATTGAGGTCCACGTTCTTGCCGCGCACCACCTTGGCGGTGGGCGTGACGACGTTCTTCATGTGATCGAGGCGCAGATTGACCTGGTCGTTCTGCTCCATCTGCATCTGCTGCCAGCTTTCGACCGGCGACATGGGCATGGGGCGGAACGCTTCGAGCGAGCCGTAGCCGATGACGATGGGGCGCTCGCCGCCGAACGCGGGATAGGCGCGGCGCACCGGCACGATCTCGGACACGATCATCTGATTATCGAGCGTCCAGAACACGACATCGAGCCCGTTGATGCGCATGAACACTTCGTACATCCACACGCGCCCGAACGAGCCCGACGCCTGCTGCTTCGGGTCGCGCCCGCCTTCGCGCGCGACGCGCGGGCCGGTCGTGTCGGACGGGCCCATGGTCTGCTGGCGCGACGCCACATCGGCATGCTCGACGGTATCGAGAAACCGCATGTCGCCCGCCGACGTGCCGCGGCGGATCATGTCGTAGGCTTCATCGACCGACATCGGATAGCGGATGATGACGTACTGCGAGCTTTGCGCCGGCCGTGTCCAGTCGCAGTTCGGATCGAAAAGCACGTTCTCCGGCGGAAGAAGCTGGATGTCCGGCCGGTCCTCGAGCACAGGGCGCCCCGACAGGCCCGGCATGTTCGGATTGGCGGCGTCGGGATGGTCCTCCCGATAAATCCATGTCTGCTTGGAAATGATGAGGCCGGTCAGCATCGCGGTCTGCACGGCGCCCATCGAGATCAGGAACCACGGAATCCCGTTGCGGCGCGACACGCGCGAGAAGCGATAGTTGAGGATCTGCTGCTTCAACTGCGCCGAGGCCACCTGATAGTCGTCCGCCTCGTCCTGGGCGGCGACAGCGATCACGTCGGACGTCGCGTAGAGCGCCTGCGCCGCGGTCGCCATCTTCTTGAAAACGGCGGTGCGGGTCTTGGGCCGGAACAGCTTGGACCGGCCGCGATACTCCGGCGAATGATATTTCGAGCCCTCGAAATGCTTGTTGTGAAACGCCTTGTAGCTGCGCGCCCAATATGCGCGCACGGTCTGCTGCACATAGGTCTGCGCCTGCGACGCAGCCTCCTGCGCCATCTTGAGCGCCTTTTCTTCGGTGATGTCCCCGAGGCCGGGGCCGTCGCGGTCGATGGGGCGCTCTCCAATGCGATCGAACAGCGCATCGAGAAAGCCGCCGCCTGTCATGGCGCGCGTGGCGCGGTCGGAACCGTCGACAGGACGAGCGGCGTCTGGCGAGGGGATCATGAGGGAACCTTTGCGCCTGGCGCTCGAAGATGAAGCTGTCGAGCAAGAAGAAAGGGGTCAACGAGAAACCCGGAACGCGGAATGTTAAACCGCTCAAGAAGTTCGCCTCCTGCATGGCGCACGAGCCGCTGGAAATCGCCTATCGAGCCACGCATGAGCATTGGCATGGGGATGACGTAGTGGTCGCGCGGACGCATGATCGCCGGCAGCTTGATGAGCACCGCCTTGGAGAGGCCCTTGCCGTCGACGCGCACGGCCCACGGGTGGCCGGGATAGGATTGCTGCAGTTCGGCCATGACGTGCCGCGCCACGTTCATTTCGCGGCGGTGGATCTCGGCATGCTTCGGGTTCGAGAGGTCCAGCGTCTCGTCGTGATCGCCAACAAGCTTGATCTGCCGGTTGCGCATCAGCGGCGTCCTGCGAATGGAGAGTTGAAGCCGCCGCTGAATCCTTGCGAGAAGCCCGCGCCATATGCGCCGCTGGCGCGCGGATCGCGGTAGAAGCGGCGCCCGGTCGGGCCGAAGTCGTATTGGAGCTCGCGCGACTGATCGCGCACGAAATCAGGGTCGGCCTTGATGCACAGGGCGCGCGCGGTCGTGTCGAACATCGTTGGCTTCTTGCCGGTCGGGATGGCCATGTTCGATTCGCCCCTTTTCTCTGTGCTACGCGATGACGCCGATCAGGTCGAGATACGCCGGCCCGCAGGTCGCGCCGTCCGAGGACCAGCACAGGGCGCCATTCTGGCCGAGCGGCAGGCGCTCGTAGATCGTGATGCCGAACGCGCGCCAGGCTTTGATGAGGTCCGGCAGGTTCGGGCTGTCGCCGTTGAAGCGGACGCGGACCCACTTGCCGGAGAGCGCCTGCATTTCAGGGCAGGAGACAGTTCCGCCGGGGCCGGTGCAGGTCGTCGTTTTGCCGGTCGGAACCGAGACGTCGCCCACGGCGTTGTAAAAGAACGACCCGCCGTCGCCAAGCGGGCCTTGGGAGAGCGGCACCCCCTTCGCATCTGTGAGCTTCGTGGCGGCCGCGGCTTGGGCGTAAATTGACCATGACGCAGCATTGCCGATGATCTCAACGGCCTTCGCCTCAGTCGCCAAAATCAACGCTACTACGGAAAAGATGACTGCTCTCATGCCGCCCTCGCAAATTCACCGTGCGCTGCGCGCGCTGCCTCCATGTAAGCGGCGTGGGCTTCCTCCGGGGTGGAGAAAAGCCCGAGATAATGAACTTTGTAGTTGACCACGATCTGCGCCCGCCACTTTCGCCGCCAAGGCGAAACCCCTTTCATTCTGGTTGGATTGCGTGCGGGTGAATTGGCGCAATTCTGCGAAGCGGTGGCGATACGGAGATTTGCCAACCTGTTATTGCTTCGGACCCGATCCTCGTGGTCAACGATTCCGTTTGGCTCGGACCCGTACGCAAGCATCCACGCGACCTTCTGAGCGGGGACCGCTTTGCCGTTAACTTGGACTTTGATGTAGCCGTCGTCGTTGACGTAACCGGCGCGTTTTCCGACGCGTTTCCCAGCAATCCAGAACAATTCTCCCGAAACGGCGTCGTAACGGAGCATTCTGCGCACAGTGTCGACAAGCGTCTCGCTCACAGCGCAATCCTCCAATGCACGGGAAGGTTGTCGTTCGCGGCGAACTTGGGCGCGAAGGGATTGACGTTGTCGTTGGCCGCGTAGCTCGCCCCCACCACGCTCTTAGCCTGCAAGGTGGCGTCGGAAAGACGCTGGTTGTAGATGGCGAAGGAGGCAACGTGGCCGTTAATCCAGTATTGTGCGCCGTCGTTCGCTGCGCCGAGATAAGCTGCAGATGCTCCGCTAAACGTCTTAGCGTCCGTGGCCACCGTTCCGCCATCGTGGACAAGAGAGCGGCTTGACGCCCCCCAAGCGACAGCGGCCCGAGCCGATGTTGTCAGGCTGTATGCTCCGGATGCTGATAGCGCGGTACTATCGCTGGCAAGCGACGAAAGCGTAGTGCCCACAAGGCGCATGTACATGTTGCTAATAGCATTCGAGCCGATCAACGCTTGAGACGAGCCGCTGTTTGCTGCATCCGCCGTCTGCACAATCGCGCTACCCGCACCCCCCTGCAACGCCGTCAGCGCAGCCCCGGTGAACTGCACAACGTCAGCAGCACGGGTGACGGAGGATGCGGCTGTGGGGATGTAGGAGGTGGGGAATGTAGCGCCATCCTCGCTTTGAACGTAACCCACAAACACAGAACCAGCCCCACCGCCGGCCCAAGAAGTAATGGACGATGTATTTGTGCCGTCGGACGGTTCAATGTGGTACTCAACGGCGGTAAATGTGCCAGCGAACGTAACTTTACATCTATAAAGCCCGCCGCCTAGATTATCAATAGACGCTGTAACTGTGGCCGTTCCGTTGACTGTGTTAGTCACAGTCCCATTCGCTAGGTTGAAATAGGCTGCGCCAACCCCGTCGTAAATGCTTGTACCTACATAATCCAAGCTGTCTTTCTTGGCTACGAACTGGATAGTCTTTGTGTTGGCAGCAAGTGCAGTGTTTCGATAAAAGTACCCACCTGCGCTTTTTGTAATTCGGGCAAGGCTCGCCGTTCCATCTGGCCCCGTTGCCGCTCCTGCGGTTACAGTGACCAATGACTTAACCCAGTACGGATGGGTCAAATCGTTCGAGTAGGTGAATACGTTCGTCCGCGCTTCCTCGATCAGCAGGCCCTTAACCGCCAGCGTGTTCGGATCGTAGTCAATGCGCGGGCCGTAGTAGGCCGCAGAGGTCGTGATGACCTGATCGGCTGTGCGGGGCGTGGTTTCGTAGGTGACGGCGGAGACTGTAGCCGCATAAATGTCGATTGCGTCGCCGCTGGTGGCGATCTGGATTGCAATGTTAACTGCGCCATTTCCAGGGCCTACGACGCTAACTTGCGCCCATGAGCCAGTAACAGTAACGGCGGAATAGCCTCCCGCCGGCTGGCGGAGAGATATAGTACCCGACCCAGTACGGCGTTTTACATAAACAGCAAATAGACCGTTTGCAGACGTTGGAACCGTGACGTTCTGATAAAGAAGCGCCCCGGCTCCGGTGGCTGTCAGGGTCCAAGCATTAGTTCCGCCGAGCGGGTCAGAAACGCCACTTGTAATTGTCGCGGTAGAAGTTGACCACGCCGCATCGCTGAACGTGTTGCTGTACGTCAGCAGATTATTCGGCTTGTACGTCAGATTCCCCGTGCTGTCGAACATGGTCGAGAGCGACGGGCCGCTGTAGGTTAGGCTGGAGCTTGGGAAGGCGTCGGTCGCTGCATTCCACAAAGCGACAGGCGCGATCTTGTCGTCGCCGCCAAGCATGTAGAGCGGCGGAATCGTGTCCGAGAGGCGCTGCGCAAGCCTGGGCAGCGCGGGGGCTGCGTCACGCGCGGCATGAGCCGCTGGCTGCTCGATTGATGGCGGCGCGGCCTGCGCCGGCAGTGCCGGGGCTGGAACCGCGATCAGCGCGGCGAGGACGAGGGAAAGAAGCCTCTTGAGCATCGCGCCGCGCCCCTATCAGCGAATTACTGGAACACCGCCAAGAAGGCGTCGCCCGATGTGCCGGCGATCGACACTTGGTCCGTGGCGACCACGGGGCCATTGTTGCAGGACACGGACTTGCCGGGGTCGAGCACCACGCTGGCGCCGGTCGTCGCGTTGGCAATCGGCCCGAAATAGACCTGCATCTTGTTCGACGTCGAGTTGTTCTGCACGAGGCAGGCGGACCGGTTATTGTCCGCGGCCGAAAGCGACTGGAACGTGTTGGAGGCCGCCAGGGTGCCCGACACGTTGCGGGTCTGGACGGGCTTGATCTGCGCGAAGGCGGTGGCGCCGGCGAGGATGACCGCGGCTGCGATCAGGGCGCGAAGGTTGCTCTTGTGCTGCGGCAAGGTGGAAGCCTCCTCAAGCATCGGCCCAATCGGTTTCGTTGATCTCGTCGGCCTGCTGGTCCTCGAACATCGAGGGGGGAATCACGTCCATATCGTATATCCGCGACACGGCGTCTACCAAATCGTCCTTCGGCGCGAAGGGGAAGAACAGCATTTCCTCGATCAGCGCCATCGTGACGTCGTAGGGCTTCCGGTCCTCGTCGAGCCTGCGGATGACCTTGGCGACCTGATGATCTCGCCCGGCGTCGAGGTATTTCTTTTGAAGCTTCGTCGGCCCCTTTCTAGGTATCTTGATGATCTTGCCGCCTGTTTGGTCAATATGCCAGAAGCAATCGCCCGGCCCTGCTTCGTATAGCATGCACGGCATGAAGAACTTCCCAAGCCTCGTGTCAGGCTCAAGCCTCTCAACGCGGGACTTCTTTGATCCGTCGCCCTCGCGCGGCCAAGCGACTTCCTTAATGTCAAAATAATACTTCTCAGTTTCCATCTTGTCCTTAAAGACTTCCATATCCGACTGCATGCCGAACCGCTCATAGCCGACAGCCAGGTGCACCACGCCGCGCTCGCGCGACCATTTCATGTGGAGCGTGCGCAGCGCCTCCCATCGCTCGGACAGCGACATGCGGTGGCGATAGCCGTCGAGGAGATACTTGTTGTTTGCGCCGTCGACTCCGATGACTGCGATCGCGGTGCGGTCCGACTTGCGCGAGCGGCCGGAGGAGGGGTCGCAGATGATATAGACCGACAGGTGCTCGGGGCGGACCTCGTATCGCCTGAACCACTCCGGCTTGAACATATTCTCTTGGCCGGCGATCGGATTTTGCAGCATTTGCGATGAGATCGTGCTGCGCTGCTTTTGTTTCAGCTTCTCCCAATGCGCCTTCGAGAGGAACACGGGGTTGCCATCGAGCCGGCCATTGTCGGTCGCGGGGTAGATCCGCTCCTTGAAAATCTGGCGCTCGAGGATGATGCCGTAGGTGTCCGCGAAGGAATAGCGCGTGCCGACGGTCTGGATCTCGGTGCCCTCGCCCACGCCCAGGTTGTCCGAAAGCTCCCACCGCTCCGTGATCTTGGCGACCATTTCCGGGTTGGTGACGTGCTTCTCGTTGATCAGATCGTCATAGACCAGCCGGCGAAAGTGACGGCCGGTCGGCATGCCGTCGATCAGCCCGAACGCCTCGACCGTCGCCTCCTTCGGGTTCGACCGGCGCTTGACCGTGATCCCGTCGTTCACCGACCACGTCGGCGCGTGCTTCTTCGGCTCGAGCCAGAACACGTCAGGGAAGGTTTCGGGGAGGAGCTCGTTCGTCTCCATTTCCTCCTTCAACTGCCGGAGGAACGGCTTGGCGATCTTGTTGGTGGCCGAGAAGATGCCGGTCGTGACCTCGGGGTCTTGCGCGATGCGCTGCAGCGTGCCGGCAAAGGTGATGATGGTCGACTTGTAGTGGTAGCGCGCCCACAGGTCGATGTAGCCGTTCGGCTCGAACTCGACCTCGCGGCAGCGGTCGTAGAGCCACGGCTTGAGGACGTCGATGCGCTTCAAGATGGCGAACAGGAAGAAAAAGCGGTCGTTGCACGCCAGCAGCGCGCGATCCTGCGGCCGGGCGTCGTCGTCGTCCGCCCCGAGATAGTTCTGATAGAACCGCATTGCGGTGGCGAAGTCGTAGCACAGCAGTTCGCCGGACCGGAGAAACTGCGCCAGCGGCTCGTTCTCGCTGTCGATGTACCGTTCGCCATGGAAAGGCACGGACATGGCGCCGGGCCTCACTCTTTCGGCGTGACGTCGATCGCGTTGGTGACGGCCTCGAGCGCCGCGAACAGCTTGGTGGAGCGCCGCGGCTGCGCCGGCGATATGGCGCCCGGCGGGATGACCTGGCCGGCAATGGCGTGCCCATCCTCGTCGAGCGCGTTGGCCGGGATCATCGGATTCAGCACCATCGTCTCATACGCCTTGGTTACGCCTTCGATCGTGCCGCGGTGCACGTCGAACAGGAATTTGGCTGTCTCGACCGACATTTCCTCCGGCCGCTTCGTGCGCTCGAGCACGAACGCCTGCAACGCCTGCGCGGTGACGTCGCCAAGCGAGGCGGACACTGCCATGAGATCGGGAAGCGTGGCGGCGATGTTGCGGGCCCGGCCCGCCTCGATCATTTCCCGCATGGCCTCGGCAACGTCTTTTGCCGTCGCCTTGGGCGATGGCTTCGGCACGCGCGGCGG